ATGAATAATAGTGAAATGAGTATCCCAGCTATAATTGTGGCTACGTTTATCAATGAGCTTTTCGTTGATGGGCCTGATTCGGAGGTTATTTCACTTTTACGGAAAGGCCTTGCATCAGATGATTCAGAGAAATCCGTGCGAGGTATTGTTAATAAAATAATTAACTATTTTGAATTTTCTAAAAAGCCAATTGAGGATTTGCTTTATTTTATTGGGGTAGAAACAAACGAAGCTGTAAATGATGGTGAGTCAATTAACACCTTGCTTTATATGGATAAAAATAAAACTCCGTTTTTAAGCGATATTCCATTATCAGGAGACGGAGTGACAATTTTGAATGCTGCGCTAGGGTTATATTTTGTTGGTATGAAAAATAATGCAAATGACCTTGCAAGAATTGGTATTAAAGTGGTGATGGAGGAGGTTTTTAGAGATGAAATATCTCTCAGGGAATTTAATAATATAGCGCAAAAGGCGATTTCAGAAGCCCAAAGAGAAAAAGCTAAAAAACCTCGCAGCCCATATTACTCAGAGGTTATTGAAGTCATTAGACTTACCTGGGCAAAATATCCTTGCGGTGCTAAAACGGCACTTCTTGATGCCTTAGCTGCTCATTATCACGGCAAGGTAAGCCGTAATGCATTGGATAACTGGATAACTCTCTCTGGTCTGAGGCCCCCAAAACCAGAAAAATATACAAGGCTTGAATTAGTATTCCCCCATTAGCCAGCTATTGGGGGAGCATTGCTGGTTAGAGTGACCTTGCATCCGGCAGTTGAGAAGCTTTAGCCAGTTACAGGGCTAATAAGGCATTACACAATCATAGATATTTATCACTGTTGTTAACCATTAATACACGGTGATAAATATGAAATTAGTCAATTCTCCTTTCTCATTAGAACGCCTGACCCGCGCAGAAGCAGCTGCTTATCTTGGTGTTAACTCCCAAACGTTGGCTAATTGGGCTCATACCGGAAAAGTGGGTATTCCACATCATAAGGTAGGGCGCAAGGTCATCTATATGAAGGCCGATCTTGATGGCTACTTGGCTTCAACACGCCGTGTCCAGACCTCATAAAAACATCTGGTTCATTTGTTGCGTGCCGTTGAGGTAGTAATGATGCAGGATTGCTCATGCTGTCGCGGCGGCTCTCAATATAGCCAATTTGGAGCACTGAAATGGTATCGAAAAAAATTACTGCTTTAACTGGCAGCGGACAGACTCACCCCGAAATCAGCCAGAACGATATTTCCGGCAATAACTTTGCTGTGCAAATCCCTGTAGCCATGAGCAATATCGGCGGGAAAGAAATTCAGTCTGTAAGCGGGCGTAAGCTGCATACGTTTCTGGCTATTGGTCGTGACTTCACCAATTGGATTAAAGGGCGTATTCAGCAATATGGTTTTGTCGAGGGGCTCGATTATGTGATTGTTGAAAATTTGACCTCGCCAAAACGGGCAAGCGCAAAATCTCGGCAGCAGATGGAACATGATTATCTGATCACCATTGATATGGCTAAAGAGCTGGCAATGGTTGAGCGCAATGAAAAAGGGCGGGAGGTGCGCCGCTACTTTATCAACTGTGAACGGCAGTCAAAAACCGCCGCGAATATTCCCGATACGTTACCGGAAGCCCTGCGCCTTGCTGCTGATCTGGCAGAAAAGGCAAGAGAACTTGAAAGCCGACTGGTGGCCGTCGCACCGAAAGTTGATTTCGCTGATCGCGTGGCTGATATCAGCAAGGGTATTTCCATTCCTAACTATGCCAAAGCTGTAGGGCTTGGCCCGATCAAACTCTTTGAGTGGATGCGACAGAAGGGGATTCTCATCAACGGCGGCCAGCGCCACAACCTGCCTATGCAACGCTATATCGACAGCGGTTATTTTGCCGTTCGCCAGGGGACGTATGAAACGAATGGCGAGATAAGAGCCTCATTCACGACGATGCTGACGGGGAAGGGGGAGCAGTGGTTAACGCAAAAGCTGATCGCAGGTGGTGTGTTGCCGGAGGTGCTAAATGCTGACACTAAATAAAACAAAGGCAGCTTTGCCGAGCTGCCAATGTCACTACAAAGAACGTAATCAAACCCAGCATACCAGGCCTTACGCTGGTGGTCAAAGCCTGACCGTTCCTGCAAATACAGGAGCGCTTAACTCCCCCCAATGGGGGGAGTTGTTGGGCATTGAAATTTCAGCCGATCCTAACGTCCTCCATTGGAGGGCGTTAGCCGCCGCCGAAATCTCAGAGATTATTGACTTACACCGCTGGTGGAAGTTAGTGAGTAACCGTGTTGCAAATCTGCAACTCGCTATTTGCACCCGGCAGGGGTATACGCCATCGGCGCAGACCTACAAGAATTTTGTAACCCCTGTAATCTCCCCAGATTTGGGGCGACTGATTTTTAACCGAGGGCGGAATTCCGCCTACCGTGACCCGGATATTGGGTATCACTTTTTATCTGCTTCTCTGGCATTTTTGCGCTGCCGGCGTTTGATCTCGCATTTAGCAGCGGTGACTAAAAAACCAGCAGTGCTCTCGCCCTCTTCCCTGAGCCGTTCAATGTCTTCCATGACTTCGTGGGGGATTCTTACGGTGGTCATTTGTGATTTTGCGTTCTTCGCACCAGTTGCCATTGCTGAAACTCCATGTGTTAGGTGTATGTCAGTATACGCAAAAGAAATGAGAAGAAAAGGCTTGAGGTGTATTTCACTTTGGGCTAATTTTAAAAGCGAAGGTGAAATACACCTTGAAAGCGCGAAGCCCGGCAGTGCGTCAACACTAACCGGGCCTCTTACCACCAACGTTATCGCAAGTAACGAGGCAGCTATGAAAGATCTTATCACACACCCGCAAGGGCGGCATATTTACATCTGGCGTTTTCTGGCGCTGAACCGTCACGATAAAAAAGCTAAACCATGCCGCTTATCAGTTGAGGCATCAACCGAGCGCGAAGCCCGCTGCATTCTGGCTCCACACTTCATCCTTTCTCTGGCTGTTCGTCTGCCAGCACCGGAGGAGCTTTCATGATCAGGAAAATTGCAGATCTCGATTTTGAAGATGAGTTCCGCCGGCTGAGCGCCCTTTTGACCGCCAGCGCAGAGCTGCATGGGACAGATCCTGATGAAAATGAGCTCTCCTTCGAGCTTCTGGATAAGGCACTGTTTCGTGTTCGTGAAATTGACCAGGCCTTCCGTGATGAAGGAGGGCGTAAAAATGCGTGATATTTACCATCAGCTTGTAAAGAGTACGCCCGATTTTAAGCACTTCTCTGATAAGGATTTAGCTGAATCCAGTGATCTCTATGCCGCTGGCGCATTTGCCATCAACAGTGCGCTCACCCTGATTGGCAATCTGGCGTTCGATGCAACTAATGCAGAAGACTACTCTGATGAAGATGCGCGCCGGGATTTGGTACTTGTCAGCCATGCACTACGTCACCTTCCGAGGATGGCTCAGGCTCTGAATCAAAACAGTGATGCTGCGGACTATGTGCGCACCCAGCGTGACAAGGGGAAAAAGTCATGATCAGCAACGTTAAATTCAATGAACTGGAAAAGCGCGTTGATCTGCTGGTGAACCGCGTGCTTGAGCTTGAGCAGCATGTCCGCTCATTGACTGACAGCCAGGGCGGGGAGATCCCGCCAGGGATGACACCTGTTGCCACACTGGCGGCCGAGTTCGGCATATCGACTAAAAAGGCCGAAGAACTGGCGAAAAACACCGGCGTTATGCTGGTCAAAATGAGATCCGGTGGATTCATTGCACCTGATGAAAAATTCAGGGAGGCGGCACGGCTGGTGCTACGCAGTGCCAAACGTAAATACGGTTCGGCCTACTGGTTTCATCCACTGCTTGGCAAGTTCCAGATGAGCGGAGGTATCCCGCAATGACGGTTCAACTCGCAGCAGTAGAGACAGTATCTGATGCCCTGTTTACCTGTTCGTACCTGTGGGCGCATGGTCGTAACTACAGCCGCACGGATGCGGATAAGGCCATCCACCAGCATAAAGACCCGACAACCCGCTACGGTAAGCTGGCGGTTCGGTTAAAACAGATCGTCGAAATGTCGTATGAGGATCTGTGTGATGCCGGTTATCTCGATACCGACCGTAAGCAGATGATTATTGCCCGCCGTTCTGTACTGGTGGAGGAGATAGGCGAGGTTGAAATGAATACCTTGCTGGCGGACACACAGCGCATTCAGCGCGCTTTTCCTGATGCCACTACTGGTGAGCGGCGTTCTAAGCTACCTCTTACCCGTGGCTCTGAGGGCTACAACGTCCGGCAGGACTACGTGATCAAGCATATGCTCCCTGCTCAGTCTCTGTGCAGCATATACGGCCCCAGCGGCTCGTATAAGAGCTTCCTCGCAGTGTCATGGGCTTGCCACATTGCCGCCGGTGCTGCTTGGTCTGGCAGGAAAGTTGAGCAAGGTGCGGTGCTGTACGTTGTTGGTGAGGGTGGTGTGGGTGTTCCACGCCGGATCAGGGCATGGGAGCAGGTGCACGGCCAGCAGGTGGACAATCTCTGGCTGGTGAATCGCCCTGTGTTCCCGGTGCGCGAGTCTGAGGTGTCAGAGGTGATTCTTGCCGCAAGTCAGATTACTGCGGAATGCGGTATGCCGGTTCGCCTGGTGGTGATCGACACGCTGGCCCGCTGTTTCGGTGGAAATGATGAGAACGATGCCCGAGATATGGGGGCTTTTATTGAGGGCTGTGACGTTATCAAACAGAAAACTGGCGCCACGGTGCTGGTGGTGCATCACTCCGGCAAAGATGAGGCTAAAGGCGCGCGTGGTTCCAGCTCTTTCCGCGCCGCTCTGGATGCTGAATTTAACGTCAAACGTGAGGGGGAAGGGCCGGCGTTAATCCTCTCATGTACCAAGATGAAGGATGCCGAAGAGCCGGAACGCCGGGCGTATGACCTGCGCGCTGCTGAACTATATACCGATGAAGATGGGGAAATGGTCTGCTCGCTGGTGGTTCGTGATGTGCCTCGCGAGGCTAAAGAGGTAGATCCTGATCTGGCTGGCGTTTCCCGGCTCACCGATAACCATCAGGCTCTGTGGCAGGCTGTCCGGAGTCGTACCGCAAGGGGAGAGCCATGCACTATTGCGGTGGTTAAAGACGATCTGAGGGCGACGCTTGGTGCGGAGAAGGTGAGAAAGTCTTTTCCCCGCTGGCTAGATAAGCTGGAAAGCGAAGGGATTATCCGCATCGATGGCGATGATCTTTGCCCGGTAAAACTGGAATAAGTGTGGCGTTAAATGCGGCAGGTGCGGCGCATAGGGGGGTATTTAGCCGAATGCCGCACTTAGTCCATGTATATGCGCGCTAAGTGCGGCATTTAACTCTAACCCTTGCGATTACTGGATTTGAAGCATTTTTTTATAAAACAAGTGCGGCATAAAGTGCGGCGTTGATAAACGCGGCGCTTGGCGCGGCATGTGAGACAACTGAGGAGGTATTTATGCCTATGAGCATTCAGGGAATAAGAGAGCATGATGACCAGTTTGGGCTTCATGACATGACCATGGTGCCTACTGCGGAATATAGGCAGACGCTTACAGATGGGCCCTATTTTGTATTGATTATCATGAGCTTGTTCGTAGTACTGTATCCGGAGAAATATTTGCAACTAACAGAAAACAATTAGTTGCAATGATTCAACATCTGAATGAATATTTAGAGAAAATGCCTTGTTCACTAGAGTGAATTTTTAAATGTCGACCTTTTTATTATGAATTGCTATTCTCTTGCCTATTAATATTTGCTAAGAACTTCTCTCAGGATTGGATTTAATGTATATTCAAATCCTTTTTGAGGTTGTTCGAATATAATGGAATTACTATAATTCTTAAAAGAATCATGGCTTGGTAAGTAATGTGTTTTTCTATCATGGCCAAGCCAAGTTGTTTTTATTGTTTCTTTTTCCAAGAGTGATTTAAAATAACCTATTTCCTTTTTTGTCATTGAATTAAAGGCCATATTGGCAGCATTAATTTCAAGGTCAGATGTATCATTATTGTAATTTTGCTCAAGGACTTCCTTGGCGGCTTTTGTTAGTGAAACACTTTGCGAACGCTCACCAGTAGCTACCACATATGTTATTTTTAAATTACATAAAGAGAATAATGCTGCACCTTTGGTATGGGAGCTATTATTTTTACCAATTAAGTTTTTAATAATATAAACTTGATAAACATCCAGCTTGTTTAGTTCTAAATTAATTGCTTCCTTTAATGATTTGTATTCTTGATCTTTTTTTTCCTTTTCAATGGCTTCTTGACTCTCAAGCTTACTTTTTTCTATTCTTTTAGCTAAGGTAGCATGGATTAGGTTTATTATGGAGAAAACTAAACGGATCGATGTTATTAAAATTAAGCTTTGAGGTATGAGTTTAGGGACAGGGTCCAAAATGAAATGATCCGCAGGAGAGGAGATAATCAGTATTAGGCAGGTTAAAAGAATTGCGATATTTAACCGTACATCAGTCATTTTTTGTAATGACTCCAAAAACTCTTTATAACCCTGCATTCAGTTACCTTCGCTAACCTTATTAAAATAAATGTAAATTATGCTTACATGATTCTACTCTTTCTTACTCCTTACTCAAGAGGGGGTTTTATTTTATTTTTTCATATATAACTTGATTAGTGGCACTCAGACGTGAGCCGCCACTTGGGCCATAAATCCGCCGCGCTTGGCACAGTGATTTTTGGCCTTCCCCCTTTCTGCGCTGGTTTCACGTCTCAACGTTAATTGTTACGGAAACCACTCCATGAAGAAATTACTCGAATTACGCCAGCGGAAAACCGCACTCAAAATGCAGATGCGATCCATGCTGGAAAAAGCCGACAGTGAAAAACGCAGCCTGACTGATGAAGAGGGCAAACAGTTTGATGAACTCCGTGCCCAGGCTGACGCGCTTGAAGTTGAAATTACCCGCCTTGAAGCCGTCGCCGACGATCAGCGCAATCTGCCAGGTACCTCCGTTGACGGTAAAGGTGTGACCAATGATGAGCTGCGCCACTACATCATGACCGGCGACACCCGCTCGCTCTCCACGCTGGTGCAGGGTGATGGCGGCTATACCGTTATCCCTGAGCTGGACAAAGAGATCATGCGCCAGTTGCAGGATGACAGCGTTATGCGCTCTATCGCCACGGTGAAGACCACCAAAACCAATGAATACCAGAAACTGGTGTCAGTGGGTGGGACTAACGTTAAGCGCGGCACCGAAGGTGAAGAACGTACCGAAACCAGCACATCGAAGATGGAGCGTGTTGATATCAAACTCAACCCGATCTACGCCTACCCGAAAACCACTCAGGAGATCCTCGACTTCTCTGAGGTGGATATTCTGGGCTGGCTGTCTTCTGAAATTACCGACACCTTCACTGCTACTGAAGAAAGTGACTTTGTGAACGGCGATGGTGATAAGAAATCCAAAGGGTTCCTGTCCTATCCTCGTGCGGCCACCAGCGATAAAACCCGTCCGTTCGGCACGCTGGAGAAGATGGCCACCGCTGCTGTTAACTCCGATGGCCTGATCGACCTGCTGTACAAGCTGAAAGCCAAATACCGCAAAAATGCCGTATGGGTGATGAACTCCAACACGGCCGCTACGCTGCAAAAGCTGAAAAACGGCAACGGGGATTACATCTGGCGCGATCGTCTTGTCGCTGACTCCCCTGATACCCTGCTGGGCCGTCCGGTTCAGTATCTGGAAACCATGCCTGATGCGGCTGCGGGTGAAGCGTTCCTGGCTGTGGGTGACTTCAAACGCGGCTATTTCATTGTGGATCACACCACTGGAGTGCGTACCCGTCCCGACAACATCACTGAGCCCGGCTTCTACAAGGTGCATACCGATAAATACCTGGGCGGCGGCGTGGTGGACTCCCGCGCCATCAAGGTACTTGAGCTTTCCGGCTCCGGTTCCTGATTTGATGTTTAAGGGGCTTCGGCCCCTTTTTGCCCTCTGTGGAGTCCAGACAATGAAAACAATCGATTTTGAAATCCGCACTTCCGATCTGAGCGCCAGCAACAAAAAGCTGGTGGGTTATGCCGTGCGCTGGAACAGCCTGTCTGAAGTGATCTGGGATGAGTTCCGCGAGCAGTTCTCGCCCGGGGCGTTTAAAGACAGCCTGGCATCCGGCAGTGATGTACGGGCGCTGTACGAGCATAACTATACCCAACTTCTGGGGCGTACCAAATCCGGCACGCTGGTGCTGGCAGAAGATGATACCGGGCTGCGCTTCGAACTCACGCCGCCAGACACTCAACTTGGTAATGATGTGCTGGCGCTGGTGGAGCGAGGGGATATCTTCGGCATGAGTTTCGGTTTCCGGGCACTTAAAGAGGCGTGGGATGTCGGACAGTCTCCTTATCTGCGCACCGTGATCGCTGCCGAATTACGGGAAATCACCGTTACCTCTATGCCTGCTTATCCCGAATCCGGTGTGGAAATCGCGCACCGTTCTCTTTTCTCGCAGCATCCTGAACTGCGCCGCGCTGGCGATAACCGCCGCCGCTGGGCTGAATTAGCGGGGCTGTGATATGTGGAATATCTGGCCTTTTGGCCGTAAGACTGATCAGCGCAGCATGACCATTGATGAGTTTCTGGCGATGGCAGGGATCCCAAATACCGGATCAGGCGAATATGTGTCTGCGGGCACTGCGGAATCCCTGCCGGCGGTAATGAATGCCGTGGCAGTTATCAGCGAGGCAGTGGCAACAATGCCCTGCTATCTGTATCTGGTGCGCAACGATAACGGGCGCGAGGCGCGGGAATGGCTGAGCAATCACCCGGTCGATTTTCTGCTGAATGAGCAGCCTAACAACTGCCAGACACCATACCAGTTCAAACGCACGATGATGCGCCACTGCCTGCTGAACGGTAACGCCTATGCGGTGATCCAGTGGGGACGCGACGGCCAGCCGCAGTCCTTGCATCCGTATGCGCCGGGTGCAGTGGTGCCTGAGCGTATCGGCGAACATAAGTACAAATACACCATCACTGAACCGTTTACCGGGGTAGTACGTACCTACCTGCAGGAAGAGATTCTGCACCTGCGTTACTCCACCGATGATGGTTTTCTGGGGCGCTCGCCGATCACCATCTGCCGTGAGGCGCTGGGGTTAGGTCTGGCCCAGCAGCGCCACGGCGCCAGCATTATGAAAGACGGCATGATGGCGGCGGGTATCGTGAAGGCTAAAGAATGGCTCGACAGCACTAACGGCAAGAAAGCGCTGGATGCGCTGGAGCGTTACAAAGGTGCGAGAAATGCCGGTAAAACGCCGATCCTTGAAGGTGGCATGGAATACGAGCAGCTTGGCATGAGCAATCAGGATGCCGAGTGGCTGGCCTCCCGCCGGTTCTCTATTGAAGACATTGCCCGCATGTTCAACGTGTCGCCCATCTTTCTGCAGGAATACAGCAACAGCACCTACAGCAACTTCAGTGAGGCGAGCCGCGCCTTTCTCACCATGACAATGCGCCCCTGGCTGGCCAACTTCGAGCAACAGATTAAATCCGCGCTGCTGGTGGCATCACCTGTACCGGGCATCCGCTATCAGGTGGAATTCGACTCTGCCGATCTTCTTCGTGCCACCCCTACCGACCGTTACGCCACTTATGAGCGCGGGATCAAGAACGGGATTATTAATCCGAACGAAGCGCGAGAAAAAGAGGGGATGCCGCCGCGTGAAGGTGGCGACGAATACAGCCAGGCATGGAAACAGGAAGTGAAGATCAGCAATGACAACAAGGAAGGTGACGAATGAGAGCCGGAGGACTGAGAAATCGCGTCACTATCCGCACTTTCACTTCATCGAGAACACCTTCTGGGCAGGTTATTCAGGTATGGGAAGACGGGGAAACTATCTGGGCTGAGGTAAAGGGGATCAGCGGTCGGGAATTAATGGCGTCAGGTGCTGAGCTTGCCGAAGCGACAATCCGCGTGTGGGTGCGTTTTCGCCGTGATATCACGGCCGCCAGTCGTCTGAAAGTACTCACTGGCCCATTTGCTGGCAGCACTCTCAATATTATCGGGCCTCCTGTACCTGATGCGGAAGGTACGCGGCTGGAAATTCTCTGTAAGACAGGAACGGAAAAATGACAGCAGAAATCACACTTGAAGAAGCAAAGCTGCATTGCCGTATTGATGATGATTACGAAGACACTCTGATACAGGCGTATATAGAAGCGGCGCTGGAAGTTTGCCAGAAGCATATCGGCAAGCGATTTGATAACGGTCTGGAGTTTACCCCCGCTATCAGGATTGGCTGCCTGATGTACGTCTCTCAGTTGTATGAGTACCGCACAATGATTGGTGATACCGACACCAGAGAGATACCGATGGCGGTCTCTGCTTTGTGGTCTGTCTACCGTGATGTGGGGGTGTACTGATGCCGTGGCAACCACTACGCCGGTGCACCGAGCCGGGATGCAATAAGCGGGTGAAGTCCGGCAAATGCGATGAGCACAAGCGGGAAGCGTGGCGGGCAGAGGATGCCCGACGCGGCCACCGTCGCGCCCGCGGTTATTCAGCTTCATGGGAGAAGTACCGCGCTCAGTATCTGAAACTTTATCCCCTGTGCGTTGAGTGCCAGAAGCTGGGCCTCTACGTACCTGCAAAGATTGTCGATCACATCATCCCTGTCGACGGCGGTAATGATGTTCTGTTCTGGCCTGAGTGGAATCACCAGCCGTTATGCCAGACGCATCATAACCAGAAGACCACACAGCAAGACCCCATCACCAAAGTGCAGCGCAAAGCAGGTCTTTACCGCGAGCAGGAAGAGCTTGCAGCACAACGTAATGACTGGATGTATGAGGCACGCGATGAATGAGAAAGACGTGGTGAATCTGTACCGATCATTGATGCGCTGCCGTGATGGCTTCATGAAGGGCCGTGTCAGACGTGATGAGGGCCACCCCGTGAAGCGTATGAGTGAACGTGATCGGGAGGTGATGGAATGTTTCCGCAACCGCTGACGGGCCGCATGGGCATGGTGGGGGAGGCTTTCAGGACAAAACCCCGGGTGCAAGGCACCGCCCGCCCCCTCAAATTTTTACGCACGGTGATTTTTTTGAAAATAAAACGCGATGGAAACGAGAATTTTTTATGGCAAGACCACCAAAACCGCCAGCTTACCTTGATGAGTTAGCCGCGCAGCAGTGGAAAGCGAAGGCGAAGCAACTGGCCGAGCGTGGCGATCTGACACCCGCCGACTGGAACAACCTTGAGCTTTTTTGCGTCAACTATTCGATGTACCGCAAAGCAGTGGAAGACCTTGCCAGCCGTGGGTTCAGCATTGTTAACAGCCAGGGTGGCGAGAGCCGAAATCCGGCACTGAGCGCAAAGGCCGATGCTGAAAAAATCATGATTAAAATGTCGTCGCTGCTGGGCTTTGATCCGGTAAGCCGCCGTCGTAACCCGGTAGAAACGGAAGAGGAGGACGAGCTTGACCGTCTGGAATGAGTATGCAAATACGATAAAAACGGGCGAAATTCCGGCCTGTAAGCGGGTGAAACAGGCCGTCGAAAGGTACTTTTCAGACCTCAATGACCCCCGTTACGAGTTCGACGCGGCGACCGTAGAGCGGTTTATCGCGTTCTCCCGGCTCTGTCCACACGTCAAAGGCCCGCTTCGGGGCCAGCCAATCGATCTGGAACCGTGGCAGCAGTTCGCCTTTGCTAACCTGCTGGGCTTTAAAGTCAGAGAGACAGGCCGCCGTAAGTACAGCAGCGCCTTTATTGAGGTGCCGCGTAAGAATGCCAAATCCACCGTGGCCGCCATGCTGGCTAACTGGTTTCTGGTAATGGAGAAGGGCCAGCAGGATATCTACACGGCGGCGGTGAGCCGGGATCAGGCCCGAATCGTGTTCGACGATGCCCGCCAGATGTGCCTGCTGTCAAAACCGCTGAAAAAGCGCGTAAATATTCAGGCACACAAGGTCATTTTCCCGAAGAGCAACAGCCTGTTAAAGCCGCTGGCGGCGAAAGCGGCCACCATTGAAGGGACTAACCCCAGCCTGGCGATTGTCGATGAGTACCACCTTCACCCTGATAACGGCGTTTATTCCGCCCTTGAGCTGGGTATGGGGGCACGTCCGGAGGCGATTTTGTTTGCCATAACTACCGCCGGGAGTAACGTTGTCTCTGCCTGTAAGCAGCATTATGATTACTGCTGTCAAATTCTGGCGGGGGAAGAGAACAACGATTCTCTGTTTGTCCTGATCTACGAGCTGGACGACGAAAGCGAGGTTGAGCAGCCGGAAATGTGGATCAAGGCTAACCCCAACCTGCATGTGTCCGTTGATGCGGCGAAACTGGAGTCCACCATCCAGAAAGCGCGGGGCATACCGTCTCAATGGGTGGAAATGCTGACCAAGCGTTTCAATATCTGGTGCCAAGGCTCCACGCCGTGGATGGGTGCCGGTGCATGGGATGCCTGCGCGCTCGACTATACCGAAGACGATCTGGCCGGAATGGAGTGCTACGCCGGGTTTGACCTGTCCTCAACCAGCGACATTACCAGCGTGAGTTACGCTTTCCCGTTCGACAGGGAGATCCGACTCCTGACCCGGCATTATCTGCCGGAGGCGCAGTTGCTTAACGTCGCCAACAAAAACCGCGCCATCTACCGCCAGTGGGTGAAAGCGGGCTGGATACGCACCACGCCAGGCGACTGCATCGACTATGATCGCATCCGTGATGATATTTTGTATGATGCTGAAACCTTCAATATCCGGCTGGTGGGATTCGATACGTGGAACGCCACGCATCTGCGCACCCAGCTACAGGGGGCGGGCCTTGATGTGGAGCCGTTCCCGCAAACCTATCTCAAGTTCAGCCCAGTAGCGAAATCCTTTGAGGTATTCGTTAACCGCAAGGTGGTGCGCCACCGCGGTGATCCGGTTTTGGCCTGGGCGATTGGTAACGTTGTGATGGAGTCTGATGCTAATGCCAACATCAAGCCCAACAAAAAAAATCTTCCAACAAAATTGACCCAGCAGTCGCTGCGCTGATGGCATTCGGTACCTTTCTTGCGGAGCATGAAGATTTTATTTTTGAAATGAGTTCTACCTATAAGGCAAGATTGAAGGAATTTAATGGTATTTAAAAAATGACTTTGCTATTAATTATATGTCATTAACATTTATATCGTGGAGTAATTAAATGAAAGGGGCTGGTCAGAAGAGAACTAGGATAACTAAGGATGAACGGGCTCGGAGGGATGTATTTAAGGTGCGGGAGCAAAGTGTAAGGAGCTATTTTTCAAATTTAAATAAGCACGTTGGTGATTTAAGAAATAAAGAAACTGACTTTTATGGTATCGATAGGGAATTGAAGTTTTTTCAAGATAATATAATTTTTGAATACGAGAAAACTAAAGGGCTAAGGCATCCGAGAGATCTCGGTAATGCCAGGGAAAATATCCTCAAAGATTTCATTAAGGCGAGCGGATTATTTCCTCCGAAATACTCTATTTCTGAGAGGAGTTCAAGGGTTGCAGCCACATCGGGGCATATTAGTAATGAGATGGATATTGTTTTTTATGATTATCTCGACAGATATGTTCTAATGCAGCGAAATAGTGCTTACGATGTTTACTCAGCTGAGTGTGTTTATGGAGTGGTTCAGGTAAAATCAAAGTTAACATCAAAGGAGTTGGTAAGCGCAATTAATAACATAAAATCTTATAAAAAATTAAAGAGAGTAAGTAATTCTGCTTTTTTTATTGGTAATGGAGACTCATCAATAAATGGGTTTGGGGTGATTTTTGCGTACGAATCAGGGATGGACTGGCATGAGATAGTTGATTTATTACAAGCAGAGGTTTTAAAAAATAAGCCAAGTGAATTACCCAATGCTATTTTTATACTTAACCAAGGGTATTTTATATTTGGCACAGAAACAGAGTATTTGAGTTTGAATTCAGACAGAATGGTTAATGCTAAAGATGTAATAGTTCATGGTTTTCCAGATCGCGATGAGAACTCATTGAGCCATTTTTATGAGATAATAATCAGATTGTTAAATAATACTCTTAAGATAAGCACTGACATCCTTAAATATAGAAGTTTGCCTTTAACGGCAGGTGATTATTCATATAGATTCTCATCTGGTGTTTTAAATGAATTGGCTCGTTGTGAATTGCATGGGGAATATCACCGGCTTTTTAAAGAGTCAGCATTGGAATGTATTTTGTTATATTGTGTCTCTAAAGAAAAAATAAATTTAATAAAGTTGCTCGATCTCGGCTTGGGAAGGGCAGGAGATAATGAAGATGCCTATAATAGGCAGCCGATTGATGTTGTGGTTTACAATCCAGAAAATCTTTTACCGACAGAAATTATGTTTATGGACCCGCAACCATTTGAGTTTGAGGGTAAAACCTTTACCGCACCGCCATGTGCGTACTATAGAATAATTTGTTCCAATATGGATATAGTAATACCTTTTTATTATATAGTAAAAGAGAATATGTTGCACTCATGCCCTAAATGTAAAAAATGA